TAGCTATTTGGTCGTATGTTATTTATCTTCATTTTGAAATTAAAGAATTAGAGAAAATACGATTACCCAAACCAAAGTTTGATAAAGAACACAAAGTAATTGTTCGAACCAAAAAGGATATAGTGCGTGGATGATGATCTTTTCAAATGGTGGACAATATTTGCGTTAATTTGTATGATGTTAATTATTTTGCTAAAGGATTGATATGGAATTTTTAAGTCAAATAGCTCCTACTATTGCCACAGCACTGGGTGGTCCACTTGCTGGTTTGGCTGTATCAGCCATATCAAAAGCATTAGGAGTTGATGAAAAAGATGTTCAATCTACTATAGATTCAGGGAAACTTACTGCTGATCAATTAGCTAGTCTTAAACAAGCTGAAATTGAACTACAAGCTAAAGCTCAAGAGCTAGGATTAAACTTTGAAAAACTGGCTGTAGATGATCGTAAATCAGCAAGGGATATGCAAACAGCAACTCATTCATGGATTCCACCATTACTTTCTCTTTTAATTACTGCTGGATTCTTTGGAATCTTATTTGCATTAATGATGGGTTATGCCACCAAGTCGGATGAATTGATGATTATGTTAGGTTCATTGTCAACGGCTTGGGTTGGTATCATTTCTTTTTACTTTGGTTCATCAGCAGGTAGTCAAAAGAAAGATGAACTATTACATCAGAGTACACCAATATGATAGAAAATTGGGATAAATCGTTTCAACTTGTTATTAAATCGGAAGGTGGTTTTACCAATGACCAACGAGATAAAGGCAATCATTTACCTGATGGTAGAGAAGGTTGCACAATGTTGGGTTGTACTCAAGCAAATTGGGAAAACTTTATTGGCAAACAAGTAACTCAAGAGGATATGAAATCATTGCTTCCTGATGATGTAAAACCATTTTATAAAAAAAGTTATTGGGATGCTTGTTCATGTGATCAACTTCCTGCTGGTGTAGATTATGCAATATTTGATTTTGCGATTAATGCAGGAGTTTTTGCTAGTAAAAAAATGCTTCAGAAAGCATTAGGAGTTGTACCTGATGGTGCAATAGGACAAAATACTTTAAAAGCAATACAACAATCTAATTCAAAAGAGTTATTACAAAAGTTTAGTGATGCCAAAACAGCTTTTTATCAAAGTTTGGGTAATTTTGATGTTTATGGCAAAGGATGGCTACAAAGAGTAGCTGATGTTCAAAAAGTTGCTTCAACAATGGTATGAATGAGAATTTAGAACAAGAACCTAAAAAGCATTTAAATGGCTTTTCAGGCTTTTGTGCTTATTGTAATACCCCTATTAGCAATGATAAGTTTTGTAGCGAAGAATGTGCTGAAGAATTTGAACTAGCCACTAAATTTGGATTGTTTAACAAACAGCATAAGTATTGAATTATTTTTCACCTTTTAAATATGCTTCAATTGCTCTTGCAAAATCTTTTATATCATTAGCGTAAGGAACATCATTTAAAACATATAAATATTTATTTGCCAATTCATTTATTTCCTCATCGCTGAGTTCACGCAGTTTTTTAGAAGCAATACCATTCCAATAACCTGTTGCATAAATAGCAGATTCTTTATCAGTCATTTCACTCGCTTTCTTTAGTAGTAATTTTGAGTATTCATACACACTTTCAAAAAGTTCATCTTCAGAAGTTCTGCGTAATACCAACATAAAAGCAACTGACAATTCTCGTATTGTTGCATCACTTAGTTCACGCAAACCATCATATCTACCAATCAAGTAAGACCTTGTGTCTAAGGTTTCATTTTTTTCTTTAGCTTTCTGAATACCATTCCAATAACCAGTTGAGTAAATATCAGATTCTTTATCAGTCATTTTTTGCCTCTTTATGCATAAAATCAATCAAACCATCTAATACTTCAGGGTTTTTGTTATCAGCCCATACTCCACTAACCACAAAATTTAATTCCATTGCCCTATCAATATCACTATTTGGATACTTTAATTTGTAGCAATGACTTCTTAAATATCTATATCTTTTTGCGTCAGCTTTTAATTCCTCAATTTCTTTGGCTTGTTGGCGTAGCATATTAGCCGCATTTAATTGATGGTCTTCGCCTCGTCTATCTAAAATATCTGCAAGTTCATTTGCTGTCATTTAATCACCTCTGCGTTTATAAGTTTGCATGTTTCGCCATCAAAGATAAGTTTCAAATTACAGTAACTTGTCAAAAATTTATCTGCGAAAGTCACATTAGAAAAGTCATTCTTACAATTTTCTGCAATAGCATACAATACAATATCAGGCTTTGGCTCAGGCTTGATGCGATATTCCATGTCTTGATGCCAACAAACATAACCATTAGGTTGAAAATCATTCCATTCTCCTTCATACTCTCTAAACTGAATCTCAGCACCATTAGCCCAAGCAATAATTAAATCTGCGTGTTTATGTTTCATTTAAGCACCTCTTTATACATAAAATCAATTAAACCATCTAATACTTCAGGGTTTTTGTTATCTGACCATACTCCACTAACCACAAAATTTAATTCCATTGCCCTATCAATATCACTATTTGGATACTTTAATTTGTAGCAATGANTTCTTAAATATTTATATCTTTNTGCGTCAGCTTTTAATTCCTCAATTTCTTTGGCTTGTTGGCGTAGCATATTGGCTATTTCTTCAAAAAATGAATTGCAATCTTCACTTTCAACTTTATTTGCTAGTTCAATTGCTGTCATCATACATCCTTCCATTTCCAACCAAGCAACACTTCAGTATTTTTAATTTGTTCTTCTGTAGGTTTTTCTCTAATATTAATATGAAAATTTCCACCAATTACCCAAGAGCCAGCATGAGGTGGATTTATTGGTGCAAACACATATTGTGGTGAACAAGTATGAATAGAATCACTTGATACTCTTTGCCCACATTCTGAACAAACAATCCATGTATCATAAGCATTTAAAGTAATTGTTCCATCGTGGTTTGTTTTCATTTTTTCTCCTTACATTGTTTAATTATTTCTTTAGGAATATCAATAGCATAGGGATAAGTAGCCATGCGACAATCATATTTCATCTTATATTGGTTAAATTCATTCAAAAATATAATGAATGAGCAAATTAATAAGCTAAATAAAAAACCAAACCAAACTAAAGAATAATCTTTCAATTTTTTTCATCCCAAATATTTTCGCATTGTTTTATATCAAACCCATAACTTACACAATCATGCAAATAAGCCATTTTTCTTGATTCTGCTGGTGTAGGCTCAATAACTGCTTCTTTTTTCTCTACAGGGGCATCCTGATGACAAGAACAATAACATCCATGTAATACAAAAATAAAAATAGCTAAAAAAATATATTTCATCAGTAGGGATCACAGTACACATTAATAGGAACACTTACTTTTCCATATTGGGTTTGTAAATAGATAAACTCAGTTCTTGGCTTCATTTTATTTAGAATACAGCCTTTGCTATCTTGTAAAACTTGATAGGGAGTAAGTGCCACAATTCCATTAAAATTTTGAATAGGGTAAGGTTCAGCCTTATGAGCACAAGCAACTAAAAAAATCATTGGCATCACAACAATTAATTTTTTCATTATTGATCCATTAAGTTTTTCAACATTATTAATTGCCCTTCCAGTTGTTCAGCATGATGTTTATACATTCTCATTTGAGTTTGAATATCAACATTTTGCAAGCGAAGCTGAAGGATCTCATTTTTTAAATCATTAACAACTTTTCGTAAATATTCGATTTGATTATCCATATACAATCCTATATAAAAATTGAAGAAATTTATTTTTATCATTTTTATCCAGCAAACATCTTTGAATAAATAGCATATCTTTATCATATTCAATATAAGGTTTAGGCTGATAATTAATACCTATTTTTACTTTTCCAGTATCGTATGGAATGCTCATTTTTGCTCTCCTAAATTCAAATTTCTGTAAATAACACCATCAGACCATTGTTGATCATGCGAATCGTCATATAACTTTATGATTTTTTCAGGATAAATCAACTTAGGTTTTTTACCAACAAAACAAAATGCATAAATTAATGATGCTTTTTTGCTGTCGTACCATTCCAAAAATAAAGGAATCATATCAACTTCCTTTTTTTTGAAATTCGCAGTGCCTTTAACATTAACAACAAATAATTGATCACCAACATCAACTATGTAATCAGGAAGGTTTCGAATCAAAACATTCAAATCATAAAAATAATTGATGTTCCTAGTTTTTTCATTAAAACCTAACCTATGAAATTGATAGTTTTTTTCTGTACAGTATTCTTCAAATATTTGTTCAGCAATGTTTACAAAACTTTGTCTTTCTTGATAGGTATTTGAACCATTCATACTGGCAAAGCAAACATTAATGCAAATAAAATGCCAAATAAAGTTGCAACTAAATATTCAACCCATACTGGTATATCTAAGTGATCTAATAACATTTTTTTCCTTTCGTGAATTAAAATGGTGCTTCTTCAAACTGATAAATTTTTTTCTTTGGTTTAATGTATTTGTATGTCCAACCTTCACGAATTGAAACCAATGCTATAGCTTCAGCTCTGTATCGAACTTTACGCATTAAATCACCAGTTTCATCGTAAACACAATACATAACTAACCTTTCATTAATTACTACAATCATAGTATTACATAGAACTATGATATTAGCAATAATTATTTATCATAGTTTGTTGTTTTTATGGGGTGGGGATTTATAAAAGTCACGAAAGGATCAAGCATTGCACTTGAGGTTATTTTTTGGTGAACCACTCCATCTTCTATAAATCCCCATTGGCTAGTTCTTTATGCCTAATTTTGTGACAAATTTGACATAACCACATAACATTTAAAGGTTCATCATAATTTTCGTGATGAGCTAAACTTTTTTCACTATTACATCTAATGCAGGGTTTTTTTATTAAAGTACCTTTTTTTATTGCTCTTGTAACTGAATTATGACATTTCATTCTTCTTTTATCTTCTTTTCTCCAAGCAAAACTAATTTCATTTGCTTGTTTAATTCTTGCAGGCGTTTTAGCTCTTATACGATCATATTCTCTTATTTTTTCAATATTTTTTAATCTATGTTTTGCAACATCATTTTTAGTACATTGTTTACATTTATTTAAATAACCATCAAGCATAGAATTGTGTTTATAAAATTCTGTTATTGGCTTGATGGTTTGGCATTTAAAACAATTTTTAGAATGAATCATGTTATATATCCTTGCCTATTAATATATAACCATTATAGACCCATTCTAATTAAAAGGTATATCATCATTCATTTCTGATAAACCACCTACCGATTTAGGAACTAAACTTGCAAATGGATCTTCTGTATCTTTTGGTTTAGCTTCAGATTTATTTCCCAGTAATTGTAATGAATTCGCAATTATTTTGGTGGAGTATTTTTCAACTCCATTTTTATCAGTATATTTATCAGTTTTTAATTTACCTTCAACATATACTGGATTACCTTTTGCTAAATACTTACCAGCAATTTCAGCCAATTTACCAAAAAAAGAAATATTAACATATTCAACCATTTCTTTTTGCTCACCTGATTTATCTTTATATTTTTCATTACAAGCAATCGTAATATTGGTTACAAAAGAACCATCCGAAAATGCTTTTTGATCAGGATCTTTTGTTAAATTACCAATACCAATCCATTTATTTACTGATGCCATTTTTGAATTCCTTCATAAGTTGTACTTCATTTTCTACTTCATTTAAAAATTTCTTAATTTCAGTTTCCATTTGCTGAATATAATTTTCATCACGATCTAAGCGAACTATAAACAATTTAGTGTTGTCACTCATTCTTGGATCATAAGAAATGAAATCAACCCATTTAGCACCAGTACAGGACATTTGTGCCATCATTTGTGGAATATACTTAGCTGGTGGTTTGCCTTCTTTTAGATAGCTCCAATGAACTGCTGATTGATAAGGACACTTTATTTCAAT